TAGCGCCTGTTGTACCTGTACCACCAGTACCTGTTGCCCCAGTTGACCCTATCAACATAAGCCCATTCAAGACCTATGCAGTAACAAATACATTCAAATCACCATATAGTGATGGTTATGACAATGAAAATTTCCCAGTTATGAGCCGAAAAGAGGCTACTGACAGGCTAAATGATGATCTTAAAGATGCTTCTTTAGATTTAAGATACAATTCAAGAGCTTTATATAGAGGCAGGGATGACTATATGTGGGGTAAATTAGGTACGGCTGGTTTAACCAATGATACAATAAAAATGATGGCAGTTATAAACACTGAACTAAATTATTTTGCTGATTTCTTTAATATTCCCAGAATAAGAGGATACAAAGCTGGTGCTGGTAAAGCCATTGCAAATCAAGGTGATGGTGTGATGGCTTACAATCCCGTATATTTCAACAAATGGGCAGAAGACATGCGTAATCCAGTTGATGAAGCAAGTGTTGATAAAAAGCTAACTCTTATAGAAAATGAACAAAAGGTAATTGATAAAGAGTTGGATGACTTTAATGCTCAACAAATTAAATTAAGAGAACAGCGAACAGATGGAACTTGGACTTATGGTGATGATGCATGGATAAAAGAGTTTGAGGAAATAGAAACTGAAATATTCAAAAGACTTAGAAGGCAGAAGGAATTACGCTCACAGGGTCGGACACTTATGTTAAATGAAACATATGATGATTATAAGGCTGGTGGGCAAAAGCCATTTACTTCTGAAAAATATTTCAAGGGTGGCATAGATCACATGAGAGCTACAATGTATCATGAATTTGGGCATCATATACATCAATATAAAAATTCTATTATAGAAAATAATAGGCTTTATAAAAAACCAACTGAAGAAAAATTAAATAAGTTCTTTTTAAAGAATTTTAAACTGAAAAAAAATAGAGCTTTAAGGCTTTCAACAAGTTATGCTGAAACTAATTCAAAAGAATATTTTGCTGAACAGTTTGCTCTTTATGCCTTAAATAAACGTGGAGATTTTGTAACTCCAGAGTTTTTTGAATTTATGGAGGATGTATTTAGTGACAAAAAATTTAGATAAAATTATGGAATTATTGCAAAAATCAGAAGAAATAACGAAAGATGACTATAAAGAAATACAAAGTTTATATAAGAAATTAGACTTCAGGGAGTCAGTTGTAGATGAAATAGTCAATGGCACAATGGACTTACTTTATAGGTCTGGAGATATAGACTTTAAACCAACACAACTAGCCTTTGACCCGTAATGGTGTTATGTGTTAGATTGTAGGCAATTATTTGGAGTATTCTATGCCATTACCAAAACCTAGTTTGGGGGAAGATCGACAAAGCTTTATTGATCGCTGTGTTGGTGATGACAAGATAACAAGTGAATATACGGGCAATGATCAGCGGATTGCGGTTTGTATCAGTCAGTTTGACGAGGGCAAAAAAATGACAGATGAGGTCGGTGTTGATCTTGACCATCAAGTTGAAGATCATGAAATCAAAAGTGAACAAATAGATGTAGCGTTTGAATACAAGACGGATAAGGATGAGGAAGAACAAGGCGTTTTCTCTGGTTATGGTTCTGTATTTGGTAACAAAGACCTTGGTAATGACATTGTTGTCGAAGGTGCATTCGCTAAATCAATTGGAAGAAAAGGCGCTAAAGCCGTAAAACTTCTTTACCAACACAAACAAGATGAGCCAATTGGCGTATTTGATGAGATCATTGAGGATAATCGAGGTCTGAAGGTCAAAGGACGCTTGGCAATGGGTACACAGCGTGGCCGTGAAGTTTATGAGCTGATGAAGATGGGGGCGCTTGATGGGCTTTCTATAGGCTACAAGGTTGACCCAAAAAGTATTGAATATGATGATAAGGGCAAACGCCGTTATTTGAAATCCGTCGATTTGATGGAAATTTCTGCTGTCACTTTCCCAATGAACCCACGCGCACGGGTTCAGGCGGTAAAAGGCACAGATCGCACCATTCGGGAGTGGGAGGAAGTTCTACGGGATGTAGGAAACCTTTCACGGAATGAGGCAAAGGCGGCGGCATCAGCCGTTACCAAGGCACTGGAACAGCGGGATGCTGTGAAAGAGGAACAGCCTAAAGTTCTCGAAGCGTTAGACCGCTTTACAAACATCCTTAAATCCTAATCACGGAAGGAATATAAAATGACAGAAGAAGTCAAAACAGCCGTGGACGCTATGGCAACGGCATTTGAAGAATTCAAATCAGCCAATGATCAGCGTCTTGCGGAAATCGAAGCTAAAGGTTCAGCTGACCCTTTAACTGAAGAAAAGTTAGCAAAAATCGAAGGTGATCTTGATCGCTTTGAAAATGTTAACCAGAAGCTTGTGCAACAGCAAAAACATGCTGAAGGCTTTGAAGCTAAGTTAAATGAAATCGAAACACTTTTAAAGCGCCCAGCTAACTTGATGGAAGCTAAAGAAGTAGACCTTTCATTGAAAGCATGGGACAATTTCATGCGTAAAGGCGAAAGCCAAATGGACCCAATGGAGCTTAAAGCTTTAACAGTGGGTACAGCGGCTACTGCTGGTAACTTAGCACCAGCTGAATATGTTGAAGAGCTATTGAAGGTAATCACTGAGATTTCCCCAGTACGTTCTGTTGCTCGTATTCGTCAAACTTCAAACAAAGAAATTGAAGTACCAAGCAAAACTGCATCATTTGCGGCGGCTTGGACTGCTGAAAGCGGTACTCGTGCAGAGACAACTGGCTACACAACTTCTTTGAACACTATCCCAACTCACGAAATGTATGCTTTAGTAGATATTTCATCACAGTTGCTTGAAGATAGCGTGTTTGACCTAGAAGCTGAAATGAACATTGAATTCGCTGAACAGTTTGCAAAAGCTGAAGGCGCGGCGTTCATTGCTGGTAATGGCACAAACAAACCAACAGGTATATCAAACGGAAATACAGTAGCTCATACAGCAACTGGTGCGGCTTCAGCGGCTATTTCTACAGATAACCTAATGGATTTGGTTCATGGCTTGAAAACAGATTATGCACGTAATGCTACATTCTTGCTAAATCGCACTACACTAGGTGTAATCCGCAAATTGAAAGATACTGCTGGTCAGTACATCTTCCAAACAGGGTTCTCTGGTCAGTCTGGCTTGCCAAACACAATCTTAGGTTCACCATATCTTGAGTGTCCTGATGTTGCTGATGCGGCTTCTGGTGCAAAATCAGTATATTATGGTGACTTCAGACGAGGTTACATGATTGTTGATCGTGTATCTTTATCAGTATTGCGTGACCCATACTCACAAGCTTCAACAGGAAACGTGCGTTATATAGCTCGTCGTCGTGTTGGTGGTGAAGTTGTATTGGCAGAAGCAATGCGCGTTCTAAAGCACGCTACATCATAAAAATGGTCGGGGGGTTTGCGCCCCCCAACTTTCAATAAGGGAGTACCCAGATGAAAATTACTATGATTAAATCATCAATTGGAATTACCAGAGAAGATGGTGCGGAGACAGCAACATTCGAAATTGGTAAAGAATATAAGTCGCAAGGTAAGTGGCAAGACGAAATTTTTAAAGGCTTCATAGACATGGGTGTGGCTCATGAAATAGGTGGAAATGCAGGGCCGACAGAAACTAAAGCTGTTAGAGCTAGAACTGTATCTGGAAAGTTAAAGGCTGATGACCCATCTACACCAGATGTAAATGAGGCTTGGGTTGGTGGGAAGTCACCAGCAAAAGCAAAAAAAAGTAAATAGATAAAGGGGATTGGCGAATGTCAGGTTTAGAAATAGTCACTGGGCCTACTATAGAGCCTATCAGCCGTATTGAAGCGCGTGAGCAACTTAGGTTGGATGATGATATAGATGACAGCCAAGTACGTTCTTATATTACTGCATCCAGAATTTGGGCTGAAAATTATACAGGCAGAGCTTTAATTAATACAACATTTGCACAGCACTTAGATGGATATGTTGACAACACTCCTGAACCTTATTGGGAAGGAATGAAAACTGGCCCATCTTTAATTAAGAATATTTCAGAGATAGAAATAGCAAAAGCCCCAGTGGTTAGCGTAACAAATGTTAAGTATTACAAAGATGATAACACTGAACATACTTGGAATGCTTCAAATTACTATGTAGATATATATGGCGATGTAGGTAAAATTGTTTTGAGAGACAATGGAACATTCCCAAGCGATATAAGAGCTTCCAATGGCATCAAGGTCACTTTTGTAGCTGGTTATGGAGCAACACCCAATAGCGTTCCAGAGCCTATCAGAATGGCGATGATGCAGTATATGGCATTTATGTATGAACATAGAGGCGATGATGAGGGCAGAAAAATTTCATTATCACCAATTATTCCAACTTTAATAAATCCCTATAAGGTTACAAGGTTCGGTGCTACCCCATATAATAAAATGATCAGGTCAGGAATTGGTTAATGTCTATAGGTGCAATGAGATCAAGAGTAGAGATACAAAAATACACCTCAACATCTGATGGTGGCGGCGGTGGCTCTGTGGCTTGGTCTAAAGTTGCCAGTGTATTTGCACAAATAACACCTAAAACAGCTAGAAAAAACGAATTTGGTGAAGATAATCAGCAAAGAGAAGTGGTAACGCACCTAATAAAGATAAGATATAGAAGCGACTTCACAACAAAAAACAGAATTCATCAGACTTATTCTAGGGATGGCATAAAGGCTACAAGAACCTTCAACATCAAAGGCATTATAAATGTCGATAATAAGTTTAAATACATGGAACTTACCTGTGAAGAGGGTGTTCCAACATGAGCATAAGAACCAGCACTAAGAGAATAAACAATACACATAAAGTAGAAAAGATTTATGAAAAGCAATTGCAAAAAGTAATAGCTTTGGGCGGTCAAATTGTCATGAATGAGGCAAAGCAGTCAGTACAATCTCATGGTTCAAGTGGTATTACATATCAAAAATATAATCCCAAAAGAGTTCATACAGCATCAGCGGTTAATAAAACGCCAAATTCAGATACTGGATATTTAGCAAGTAATATATTTCTCAAAGTTGATGCAGATAAAATGGGGTGTTCCATTGAAAGCCGCGCCGCATATAGTAAGTATTTAGAGTTTGGAACAAGTAAAATGACTGAAAGACCTTTTTTACAACCAGCTTTAGAAAGCAAACGAAAAAAAATAAAAGCAATGTTTGCTAGATTAAAAGCGAGGTCTGCATAATGTCATTACATTCTTGGGAATTGCAGAAAGCAATATTTACAAAGCTAAATGGTAATATTGATGGTTTGTCAGGTGCAAACATATCAGTTTATGATGATATTCCACAGGATACAGTTTACCCATATGTTCAGATTGGTGAAGAAACCGCTGTAAATGATGGAACAAAAACACTCGACGCAGTAGAGCATACCCTGACTATACATGTATGGTCACAATACAGGGGAAGACGTGAAATTAAGACGATTATGAAATCGGTCTATGATTTACTTCATAATACTGCTATAAGTGTATCAGGTGCATCGCTAGTGAATGTTAGACAGGAGTTTTCAACAACGCTGGCGGAGAATGACGGAATAACAAGGCACGGGGTTATGAGATTTCGCGCTGTAGTGTTTGATAACTAAGGAGAAAAGACATGGCGGCTCAAAAAGGTTCGTTACTACTATTAAAGATTGGAGCAACACCGACAGGCTCGGCGGCTTCAGATACATACACAACAATAGGAGGTTTGCGCTCAACATCAATCAGCATGAACCAAGAAACTGTTGATGTAACAAATAAAGACAGTGCAAATGTACGCACAATGCTTGCAGATGGCGGCGTTGAAAGCGTTTCAATATCAGGGTCAGGTGTTTTCACAGACGCGGCTTCTGAAGCAACTCTAAGAACTGCATTTGGCGGCTCTAGCATACCAAACTTTCAAGTAATTATTCCTGACTTTGGAACATACACAGGTAAGTTTGTTGTTACATCGCTTGAGTATGCTGGTGAATATAATGGTGAAGTAACTTATTCAGTCTCTTTAGAGAGTTCTGGAGCAACAACCTTCGCAACAGTATAAGGAATAGACAATGGCTTGGATTGATACAGTTATCGAAATAGATGGTGTTACTTATTCTGGCCATCGTCAAAAAATGTTTTTCTCCGCACCTTATGCATCAGGTCTTGAGGTTGGCGACAGCTTCAAGGCTGATGGGGTGACATATCAGGCTGATGAAGTATCAGACCTACATGGCAGGGGTGAAACGCTTACAATTAAAATAAAGGAGGTCAAGAATGACAAACCCAAAAAGGGGCGAATTAACAATAAGCCTAGCAAATCAAGAGTTTCATTGCAAAGTGACAATGGACGTGATGATGCGGATTGAAACCGCAATGAATAAAAGTGTGATTAAAATTGCTAATACAATGCAAGATGGTGATTTAACTGCATTACAAATGGTAGCTTTTTTAACACCAGTATTAAGATCAAGCGGAAAAGATATTAAAGACAAACAAGTACAAGAGCTGGTTTGGAATAACGGAATTACTGACACAATGATGACCATAGCTCAAGTTATTACCTTTATAATAACTGGGGATGATGGTGATGAGGGAAACGAAGAAAGGGCGGCCAACCTTTAGAAGAAATTCCTTGGGATGAATGGATAAAACTTGCTCTTGGAAAAATGCAAATGCAACCGAGAGATTTTTGGGAAATGAGTTTACAAGAATTTTTACTATCAGTTGATGGGTTTAT